CCGTTGATTTACCAGACCCCGGTATCGATCCCAACAACAATGAAAACCCTACGGACTATTTCAATACAGTTTTGTGGACTGGAACTGGCAGTGGGCAGTCAATAACTGGAATGGGATTTCAACCTGATTGGTTGTGGTTCAAAAATAGAAATGGCACTTCAGGCCACGCCCTAATAGATTCTGTCAGGGGTGTAAATCAAGGTCTTAGTAGTGACAGTGACGCAGCAGAAGTTACATCTGGTTCAAGTAACGATTTAGTAAGTTTTGACAGTGATGGATTTACTACAGGCACACCACAAAACTTTGGTTCACTAGGGTCAAACACTTTAACTATTGCAACCTGGGGATGGAAGGCTGGCGGTTCTGCATCTAGCAACTCTGATGGCAGCATCACTAGCAATGTGTCAGTAAGCACTGAAGCTGGTTTCAGCATTGTTAGCTATACCGGTACTGGCTCAAACGCAACAGTGGGTCACGGTCTGGGTGTTGCACCAGCCATGTATTGGGTGAAAGCTAGAACAGAACCGACTGGCGGCGTTCATGCAGGTACAGATCAAGGTAACTGGGTGGTTTATCACCAAGGTTTGGACGCTACTGCACCGGAAGATAAATTTTTGCTCGTAAATAAAAATAACGCAGTCGGTGACACAGCAGTAGTGTGGAATGACACCGCTCCCACTTCTAGCGTTTTTACAATTAGCACATCGGCTGATGTGAATGAAAGTAGTGACACTTATGTAGCGTATTGCTTTGCTGAAATTGAAGGCTACAGCCGATTTGGCAAATATACTGGTACAGGCAATGCTAGTAACGGGCCATTTCTATACATGGGCTTCCGTCCCGCTTTTTTACTAGTTAAAAAAGTAGATGCAGCAGAAAATTGGTTTATGATTGATATTGCAAGACAGCCGACTAACGACGGCAACATACCGCGCCTTTTACCAAATCTATCAAATGCAGAAGCAACCGACTCATCTATTGCGGGTGACTTTGTTTCAAATGGGTTTCAAGTTCGAGCCACACAAAACATGATCAACAACGACAATAGCACATATATTTACATGGCATTTGCTGACCAGCCTTTCAAATACGCCAACGCCAAATAGGAGATAGATAATGTGGCAGTACAACGGCAACACCATCAGGGCCGGTAAATCGTGGACAGACAGCAACGGAATCAAGCACCCATCAAACTGGATGAACTGGTCTGATGCGGACAAAAAAGCCGCCGGTATGACAGAGGTCGCTGATCCGCAACCTTACGATAATCGCTTCTATCACGGACGAGACGGCAGCGGCAACTTGATTGCCAAGAGTCTTGTAGATGTCAACGCTACGGATGAGGACGGCAAAAACCTCTTGGATGAAAACGGCAACCAGATTGTCATTGAAGGACTGCGTACAGTCTGGAAAAACAGTGTGAAGGAGACGGCTGGCAGCTTGTTAGCAGTCACTGACTGGTATGTCATACGCAAAGCAGAGGATAGCACGACTACGATACCTAGCAGTGTGACCACCTATCGCGCTGCCGTGCGTACCAAGAGCGGTCAGATTGAAGCGGCAATAGATGGCGCAAGTGATATCGCTGCGTTTGCAGCGCTATTCGACGCCCCGGTTGATAGTAATGGTAATCCTACAGGCAACCCACCCATAAGCGATTGGCCGGATGCGATCTGAAATGGATGATTCATGTTTTTTTGTTATTCGTTTATGTAGGTGTTGGTGAGGATAAGCGGCTCATTAGTAATGATATGTATTTCCGCAGTGTTGATGACTGCGTGTACTTTGCCCAGAGATTGCACAAACAAGGCCACAACATCACTGCTTATTGTCTGCCAAAAGTGGTAGACGAAAACACAAAGGTGTACTGATGGACCCCGCAAGCGCAATGGCGCTGGCCTCTGCCAGCTTTGCCACCATCAAAAAAGGCTTTGCCATAGGTCGCGACGTTGAATCCATGATGTCCGATATCGGAAGGTGGATGGGTGCGCTAAGCGATTTAGATCAGGCAGAACGCGAAGCCAAAAATCCCCCCATATTTCGCAAACTTTTTGCTGGCAAATCTGTTGAGCAAGAAGCTATGGAAGTGTTTGCCGCCAAACGAAAGGCGCAAGCCCAAAGAGATGAATTAAAACAATGGGTTAGCCTTACTCTTGGGCAGTCCGCTTGGAATGATTTGATCAAGACTGAAGCAGCCATCCGCAAACAACGCCAAGAGACTTTGTACAAGCAGCGAGAGAAGCGTCGAAAGTTTGTAGAGATTGTCGCCTGGACGATCATGATTGGCGCAGGCATAGCCGTCCTTACATCCTTTGTCTTGCTTCTCAAGGCACACTCAGCCAAGGCCAATGATTGGGCGAATGACATGACTGTTTGCCGTCTTGTGAAATGTATGAAGATCAACAAAACACAAGAGGCTTGCGTGTTCAGGGGTGCGCACAATACACAGGAGACGCTGTTCTTTGAGTATGGCGAGTGGAAGCCGCGTGAGTATTTGTGTCAGTGGAACCCAGATCAGCCGCCGCCACCCAATGTGTATGATGTACTAGAGGCCATCAAGGAGAGCCAGTGATGACGGTAGAAGATGTAGCAAGGAAGATGCTGGAGTTACGCATTTTACCGCGTTTTATGATGCTGATAATGACAGGTGTTTATGTGCGCTGCATTGAGTGGGCGCTATCGCAACCAGATTTATCAACCCAGCAAAGTGCGCTGATTTCTGTGGTTACAGGTGCCATGACGGGCAGCCTAGCGGTCTGGCTTTCTTCGGAGAAACACTGATGTTACAAGCACTGATACCAGCTATCACAGAGCTTGCTGGTGGCTGGCTCAAAGGCAAGGCAGAGGAGAAAGCTGCACAGTCTAGGGTCAAGGTGGCCAAGGCAGAGGCTGAAGCAGAGGTGATGAAGGTCGCAGCTACGCATGAAGCTGGCTGGGAAAAGATCATGGCTGAAGCCAGCAAAGATAGCTGGAAGGATGAAGCCTGGACGATTTTGTTCATAGTTATCATAGGCATGTGCTTTATCCCACCTATGCAACCGTATGTCGATCAGGGCTTTGCCGTGTTGGAATCCACCCCTGATTGGTTCCAGTGGGCCATGTATGCTAGTATCGCTGCGTCATTTGGTTTGAGAGGGATCAAGGGGCTGAAAAAATGAAGCGTAAGTTTCCAAAAGTTCCCAAGACAAAGGGCGGCGTGCCAAAGAAATATGTGCGCGGTGCCAAAAATCCTAAGAAGCGCGAAGAAGAGATCAAACGCACGCGGCGTCTTTACAAACAAGGCAAACTCACCAAAGCTATGATGGATCGCATCAGCAGGGAGAGGAGTCGCGGATGAGCAAAGCAGCCGTCATCGCCAAATATTCCAAGTCTTCTGGCATATCCAAGTCAACTCTCAGTAAGGTGTACTCCAGGGGGTTGGGTGCATACTATTCGCAGGGCAGTAGACCAAAGGTTTCTGCGCATCAGTGGGCGGCCGGTCGTGTTCGTTCATTTGCCACGGGGAAGGGCGGGGCGAGGCGTGCAGATGCCGACTTGCTGCGTAAAAAGAAAGGCAAGAAAGCATGATGAAGAAAGCTACAAAGGCAAAGGTGAAGACCGTTGCCAAGAAACTGCGCGGTGCATCGAAGGCACACGCAGGACAAGCCAAGATGCTTGAGTCTTTGTTGAAGAAGCCAAAGCGTAAAAGGAGAACATGATGCCTGGTAAGAAACTGTCTCCCAAGCAAAAGAAACTCGCACAGGTTGCTGCGCCTAGGAACAAGATCACTGGCGCTGACTTTGCCAAGCTGCGCAAGGGCAAGAAGAAGAAAGCGCGTGCATGAACAAGGACCAGCTTAGAGAAGAGCTTGCAGAAGACGAAGGCTGCAAGTTTGAAATTTACCTAGACCACTTGGGCCTACCTACATACGGGATTGGACATCTTGTGGTAGAGGACGATCCAGAGTACGGCCAGCCTGTAGGCACACCCGTCGATGAAGAGCGCGTGCGTCAGGTATTCAACCTAGACATCGCCTCGACGCTGGACGAGTGTCAGGTTCTATACCCAGACTTTGATGATTTACCCGCAGACTGCCAGTTAATCATCGCCAACATGATGTTCAATATGGGCAGGCCGCGTCTCTCCAAGTTCAAGGGTATGAAGGCCGGTGTTGATGCTAGGGATTGGAACAGGGCTGCGGACGAGATGGTAGACAGCCGCTGGCACGATCAGGTTCCGAATCGCGCAAAGCGTTTGGTAAAACGTATGAGAGCGCTGGCTGATGGCTAAGACTCCTGCATGGCAGCGCAAGGAAGGCAAGAACCCCAAGGGCGGCTTGAACGCCAAGGGCAGGGCTTCTGCTAGGCGACAGGGTATGAACCTGAAGCCACCTGTGAAAAGCGGGGATAACCCACGCAGGGCTAGTTTTCTTGCACGCATGGGCAACGCAAGGGGGCCAGAACGAGATGCGAAGGGCAAACCTACCAGGCTTCTGCTTTCTCTCAGGGCATGGGGTGCAAGCAGCAAGGCTGACGCTAGGAAGAAGGCGGCAGCAATATCCAAACGCAACAAAGCCAAGAAGGGAAAAGCATAATGCCAGGACACTACGGAAAGATGAAGCCAGGCGGCGGCATGAAGAAGAAGGGTGCCAAGGCCAAGAAGCAAGCAGCTACAGCTATAGCGATGAAGAAGGCTGGCAAAAAGCCAAAGCGTAGGATGTAATTACTTAGTCTTGCTGGTGTAGCACGCCCAGCAGATATCCTCGCCAGAGGCAAGTGACACCCAGTCATCATGGGTATAGTCACAAGCCTTCTGACATCGGGCGCAGTTAAATGGAAGACTCCTCCTCCGTGTCTTCTGTTTGCTGCGCTTCTTCATTTCTCTTCATCTCCAATCCGGCGTTGAGACATTGCAACGCGAGGTTCAGCATCTGTGTAGCGTTCATCTCTTTGGTTCTAAGAACTCCGTCAATGCTGACCGTGACCCCGTCGTTACGCGGTATAATCAGAAAAGTCGGCCCCACCATCTGTGATCCTCTCTATCTCTGTTGCAGTGATGTACCACCTACCCTGAAACTGGTATCCCTTGATAACGCCCTTTTGAAGCAGGCTACGCAGGTGTTGCACCTTGGAGCGCTTGTCAGTACCGAAAAGTATCAGAGCCGCCTCACGGGGGCTTAGAATGGCGCTAGAAGGGGATATCTGGGTCATCGTCCTCTCCTTTGGTCTGTGGCGCAGCGTGCTTGGCACTGATGACGTTGCCGATAGGCTTCATGGCCCTTTGTGATATGCCGTCAGCGATACTGTCCTCGCCCTCGTATTCGGTAACTCTTGAGATACGAATAGAGATAGTATTGTCCTCGTTGACGAACATCGACACTTGATGTTGCTGGCCTTCTCTAAACATAAGGTCCGCAGGAGCTTTCGACTCAAACGAATAAGGTTGCCAATTACTGTTGCTATACTGTGCCTTTGCTTTGGCATCAGTGTTTGCAAAGAGCTTGATGTATGTGATCGTGTCATAGCGTTTAGCCATTTTTTTCTTTTGCCTCTTTTTCTAGTTTCTTTTTTCTAGCTACACATGCAGCCCTTACTTCTTGATGGATTTCTGGGTGCTTTCTTTTGGCTACATCCATCCATCTCATTGTGAACTCTGCTAACATCCAGTTATCTAATGCCTTTAGATCGTATTGATCCAAGTCATTACGAGCTACATCCAACAGGCTGAGAATATGTTCGTGGACGACAACAGGTTCTTCTTGCGGAACAGGTTGCTTCTGTGGTGCGCCATCCTCATCTGGCGGCAAATCCTCTCCGGCATAGATGTAGTGTCCCAAGCCGTGCATGGCACAACATTTGGCAAGGCATCTCTGCAAAGATGTGTTTACCTGAAAGCTGGTAGGGTTTTTGACAGGCTGGTTTCTGTTATCCAACACCGGCATCACCTCAGACAAAGATTGCTCTTCTATCTCCACAGAGACTTGCACATACGCAAACCCCTGATCGTCCTGGGTGTAAGGTAGTTCTGTTGACCATATCCTCTTTTCGTAGGTCGCTTGTGGGTAGGTTTCTTTGACCTTGCCCCATGCCCAAGCCCAACTCAGATAGGTCAGGTTGCCTTTCTTTTCGGTGTGTTGGTTGACATCAATATGTGACAGAGTTTCCCAAACGCTTGTCATTTCTCTGCTCCTTGTTCGATTCCAAGTTTATCAGAGATCAGGTGTACAAACAGGGCCAAAGCCTTCTCCATGTCAGCTACCTTCTCGTTGTTTTTGTCTACCGTGCGTTGCAGGTGATCCACTCGCACATACAATTCGTTGATGCTGTCTTGCATGTCCTCGCGAGTAACATACGGCGTGCCGATATCGACGGGTTCATTTACCATCGGTTTCTCCAAAATGCTTTTTCAGCGCGTTAATTTGACGATCCAAGTGAGCCTCAACATCAGCCAATCTGAAAAACATTCGTTGGCGTTTGCTGTGGCCGCTCTCTCTAATGACCGGGAAAT